GCGGCGATCAATTTGAACAAACGGCGCATACCGCCTTCCGCAAGATTGCGTGCTATTACTTCTGCTTGCCCTGCTGCGCCTTCCATAGTTGCTGCGACAGCCGTTGCAGTTGCACTTTGAAGTACATCAGGATCAAGGCCTTGTGCGGCTTTGCTTACGCCTGTCTTATTATCTACAAGAACATCAAAGTACTGCAATGCAGGTAATGTCGACCCTGCGGTAAATGGTACAACCTGTTCACGAATAGCACCGGGCTGTTTTACGCGAACAATTCGTCCGATCTCGTTATTCAGCAAATCATCAACAGAAACTTGACCATCTACAATTTCAAGGCCGGGATTGTTTGTAAGTGCTACGTTATCAAGTACACCACGAAGCATTGCTGTTGCTGCGTCTTGGTCATCCATCACCAGATCGACCAAACTACGACCAAAGAATGCATGCGGCTCTGGATCTACCTCGAAAATGGCAAATGGTACTTCATCAGCCAATTCGTACGATAGCATTTTATAACCTGCACCCGCTAAAATGAACTGATACAGCTGCGGAATGCCTGTGCCTTCAGCGTCTACTTTCATATACGCTTCTGTGACCACTACCTTTTTCGAAGTCGGATCAACGCTTTCGTCCTCATCTTCGTCAACGGAATAGCCTCGACGTTCAAATTCAGCCTCGCTTTCGATGGTAGACATTGTACCCGCGACACCAGATAAATCGTCCTCATCGTAACCCATTGCCAATAGATCACCGATTGTAAGGTCTGTGCGATGACCTATTACAAAGAAGTCGTCTACTGATCTAGCGTTACGATCAACGAAGAACTCTTCTGGCGGCACTGATACGATTGAAATATCACCACCACTTAATGTGCGGCTTAATTTACAATCATAAATAGGACGTTCCATTTCAATGCCCTCTGCATCAATTTCTACTTCCATAGAAATAGTTTGCTCAAGAACTTCGATATCGTCACTTTCGGCTAGATAAATAAACTCTTCTTCAGTTAATCCTGTGTGCGTTGTGATTTCTGTTTCGGATTTATCCTCATACATCACCTTTGCAACACCGCATTTTTTAACCATCGCATCTTGGAAAACGTCATTTAGTAAACGAAAGCCATTATTCTGCATGAATTTATAGTTTGCATATCGCGTCATTTGCTCTGCTGCTTGCACATCCTCTGGCATACGAGGAACAAACTCTACAGCATTATCATTACTCAAAAATACGCGCTGAATAGATGGCTTAATGCCGCGAACAACGTCACGGCACTTTGTTGCAACAACCTTTGACCGACCATCTTCGTAACCAATATCAACGGCACCATCGAAATATCGTTGCGCTCTTAGTCTTGGTTCGGAAATCTCGCTTTCGATAAAATCAACCGCATCTCGCACCGCTTTTTGTGCGATGCCTTCTATTGTATCACGATCTAGTGGCTCAATACGCATAATCGTTTCCTTTTATTACTGCGGCGTTTGCATCAATTGGTCCATTAAAGTAGAACCTTCTTGGGCTTGAATTTGAGTTACACCACGCTGCGAACCTCTACGAACCATATCTACAAATTTGTTCACACGTTCTTGTGCTCGTGCTAGCCCACTTTCATCTTGCAGCAATCGTTTTATTCTGTCGGCATCTTGTGACATAAGTAACATGACAACTTCAGATCGCTCGGAAGGCGTCATTGTTGGCTCTGCTTTTCTCACCATTCTAGCAATCATACGAGCAACACCGATAGTCGTAGCACCATCAATCGCCAAATCCATCAAATCTATGTCACCGCCCTGCTGTTTAACAAGTGCATTAGTAATTGCTGTTGGGCTTTGTCCTAGTATTTCGTTTGCAGCATCGTTTGCTTCTTTTGCAACAGAAAGACGGCGTAACATTTCTGGCAAATCTTGCTCTGGGAAGATTTCACGAAGAAGCTGACCTTGTGCATTATCTTCGTCTAGTAGCTTTTTAATAGTTCCCGCAGCTGTACCACCGCCAAGCATCCTACGAAGCGATGACATAACACCTAAACGAAATGCTTTTGTTGTTTCATCACCGAGCGAAAGAGCCTTTTCCCATTCAATTTGCGCAACATCAATTTCTGGCACTGCTTTCATAACGTTTTTACCAACTTTAAAAGCTTCACCTTCGTTATTCATTTGTCGCCATGTTTGACGTGCTGCTTGAGTATCAGGGCTGATATTATCAATAATATCACGCAGCGTACCTTCTAAATCACCAAGTGCCTCGGCTGCGGCACCTTTTCCTTCTTTATAAAGAGCACTTACGCGATTTGCTATTGCCCTTCGTACCATTTCGGCCTGACCAATTGTTGGTGTACCAGTAACGACCACTCGCCCCGCTTCATCTAACTTAAAGAACATTTCCGCACCTGGCGTTGCTTGAATTGCTTCTTGTACTTCGTCAAACGCACGTGGAGCCGATTGGAAAATCATACCAAGCTCAGAAACAAGACTTTGTGGAACATTATCGTTTGCCCAATCTTGCTTATATAATTTGTCTGCTTCTTCTCGTAGTTCCGTCAAGCGTGTAGTATTTTGCTTTATTATGTTTTGATCGGCACCACCAAGGGTTTTTTCTAAATATTCCGTCACATCACGACGCGTCACAGATGGTCTTGGCTGCAAGCCTTGACGTAAAAATTCTGCCGCTTCACCGCCAGTAGCACGATATGAGCGCATTACATCACGAAGCGTTTTGTTTTCCACCAACAAACCACCATCCATGACTTGTTGCCAAGCGTCATCAGGACTTATACCGCGCTCTTGTGCTAAACGCTGAATTTCACGTTCTGCTGCTCTACTTGCTTTTGCACCTTTATTGCGACGAGCCCAATCAATCATACCATCAAGGCCCTTGGCAAGAATGTCACCTGCTATTTGCCCACCAGCACCTGTCACAAGACCAACAGCACCACCACGCCCTGCGCCTCTTATTCTATTCTGTAAACCGCCTTCTCCAGTACCAAAGCCTGTTGCTGCACCTTGTGCCGTACCAACAGCCGCACCACCAACAATCGTTTGCGTCCCTGAAGTACCAAATAGTTTACCTGTTGCGCGACCAATAAGTTGCGTAAGTCTTGGCAAACGTGAACCAATTGCAGCCAGTGCTGTGCCACCAGATGCAACCGTTGCGACGACAGCAGGCAGCAATGCGCCACCTACCTCTGCGATACCAGCTTCGATTGGTCTAGCCTGTGAGTAAGCGTCAAGATTTCCGCGAATTTCGTTTAAAAGTTGCTCATATTCTTCATCACTAGCACTGCGAAGCCATGCTTCTATTTCATCAGCGGTTCCAAATGTTAGACCTTGCAAAAATGCACGACCTCGTTGGGTTGGTGTTTCCGCACGCAATTTTTCTGCTTCTGCTTCTTCACCAGCAACTCGTTTTCTGTATTTTTCGGCGGCTTCTTGCTGTGCTTGAGTAACCATTTACTTATCCTTCAAACGGTGCGCGTTCTTCGTCTCTCATAACATTCCAATCCTCTTGTGTAAGGCCCGCATCAAGTGCTGCTTGAGGAATTGGACCATTAGGCATTTCAGCTGTAGGCGGATTGATAGGAATATCTAACTCTGGCGCAGGTGGCATCGGAACTTTATATAGGAATTTTTCGTCAATACCTGCTGCTTTTGCAATCATTTTAGCATCTTCAAGTGCTAATTTTGCATTCTCTAATTGTGTCGCATAACTTTCAGCAGATAATTTCATAATATTATTACGAACTTCTGGCGGCAATGCGCCACGACCACTGAAGAAATTTTGTGTTTCTTGCAAGAAGCTTTGAATTGCGCCACCTGCTCTAGAAACCGCAGCCACTTCACCTTCACGAGCAACAGAGCCGGGATCGAGTATTTTAGCAAAAGCAACGGCCAATGCATAATCACTTACACCACTAGGTGCATTAAAGAATGACTGAATGCGCTGAAAACCATCACGCACTTCTTCAAACGGCTTAACTCTTGTACGCAAATCGTCATTAATTTGGTTTAAACGATCAAGGTCCTCTTTCGATAGTTGACCTTCTGCCTCTGCATCTTCGTAGATAACTTCACCTGTTACAGGATCAACCAACTTATCACCAATCTTGGTTCCTGAACGCTGTGTTTGCTTTAACCATGCTTCATATGCTTGGGAACCTGTCATAGCTCCCTCTAAAATCGCCCGTGCGAAGGGTTGACCGCCTTGTTGGGTAGATAACCACTGTGCAGTCTTATTGTCGCTCTCACGACCCCTCATCGCCTCTCTGTCACGACGAGCAATATCGGCAAGGCGTTCACCAACTCGGCTACGACTAAATGATGTAAGTACTTCACGCGTCCGTGGGTCTTGCAAAAATCCCATCAAACCACCGCGCCTTTGCATTTGCTGCATTTGCTGTGCTGTAGGTTGCTGTCCGTCCATTTCTGACGCTCCTGTCTTAAATGCGCCCGCCTTACCAAACAAATGCGCACCAATTTTTTGCCAATCACCACCCGCAGACGCACCCCAATTAGGCTGAGAAATGTCTGGATTGTAATAGTGAGTAGCACCACCTGTTACATCTACAAAATCACCTGATAAAATAGCATCTGCCGCAGCGTATGCATCTTCGCTAGGTTCTAGTGCGGCCATATCTTGGCCTTGTTCACCACCTGCGTAACCTGTGACCTTATTCCATGCTGAAAACTGACCCGGCGCAAGTATCACATCACGCCAACTTTGACCTTGCCCTAGACGATTTGCAATTACAGAACCAACAGCCATCATACCGCCGAGGCCTTGATTGCCAGCTTCGGCTTGTAGTGTTTTGGCTAATAGGTCACGATTGCTATACATTATCCAAAGCCCGGTAAGCTGCCGATCCCTGATAGAATATCAAACAATCCCGGCGATCCTGATTGCGTAATTGATGCGCGAGGCAAACCGCCCAAAATACTTGTACCAGTCTGTAATGCTTGTTGCGGATAGCCTAAATTTGCCAAAGTTTGATTTCTGGCTGCATCTAGCATCTGCTGTCGTTGAGCTTGTGCTTGTGCTGCTGCACGTTGCTGTTGTTGCAATCCCTGCATGCCTTGACCAAACATTTGTCCACCAAGACCTTTCAAACCACCTGCAGCACCAGATTGAATACCTGCTGCTTGAAATTGGCCTTGATAGTTGGCTTGATTTGCTGCTTGTTCAAGTTGCGCTTGCTGTAACGCAAACTGATTAGCGGCTTGCATATTACCTTGACGAGCCGCTTGCTCTCTTGCCGCCGCAGCTTCACGCGCTTGCTGCCCTAGCTGTTGCGCTTGAAATTGTTGCTGAGAAGCTAAAGTTCGTGCTTGCTGCATTTGCCCAATATCGAATTGGCCTGATTGCAATGCTGTCTGGAATGCTTGTTGGCGTTGCTGTGCCGATAGCGCACCCGCTTGGCGTAAAGCCTCACCTGCAAGTACACCTTCCTGTACGGCCTGTCGTGATCCACCGAATGCACCTGCGCGTTGCGCTTGTGCCGCTAAGTTCTCGGAAGCCAATTGACGCTGACGCTCAATATCAGCTTGACCTGCTTCTATTACCTGCTGTTGGTATGGCGACATATAAGGATTTAAATTTGTCGTAGCTAACTGACCAACCTGCATCTGTTGTGGTGCTTGCGCTGATTGAACCGCACCAACACCCTGCATCGTTTGCGCTGGGCCTACCTGCGCCGCTTGCATTCCAGTTGGTGTAAAGCTGCCTAAACGTCCGTAAATATCACCCGCTTGCGTTTGATACTGTTGAGCTTGTCCAAAAACATTTGATGTATTGGGTATCATAACTTAACCCCTTCCAAACATGCGATA